ATCGATTGTAGGGCCGTATAAAAGCAAATAGGCGTGTACGGGCCTTTTGTAGCTTGCGATATATTGACAATTTCGGCCCCAAAACTGACTATAAAAGCAAATAATGACCGGCCCACAATAGGAGATATAACAAGCTATGGAAAGAGACTATACCGAACAATTGACGGTTTATAATGACAACCTGGATTTATATATACATGAGTTTTTTCGGAATCGCTGTTATCCGGACGAATTGACTGAAGACTATATTTCCAGGGCGTCTCAAAGTGTATGGAATGCCTGTTTAATGTATCTTAGAAAGAATGTAACTAGTACTTTAAATTTAAAAGAGGGAAATACATACCCTATAGAAAATCCAAACATATACAGCAATAAAACGATCAATACAAATTACAATGCATATAACTATGATTTACTTCTCTATATAGTGGACATATATATATATTATTGTATGACTTATGATAAAGAAGTGTCTATAGTAGGATTTTCTTTATTAACTGGAATTGATGATAGACTAATACTAGCATGGAATGAGAACGAAAGAATAAATCCAGCTAGTAAACGGATATACGAAAAATTACGCCATTACAGAGAAGAAAGTCTTTCCGCAAAACTAGCAACCGGAAACAAAAACCCTGTCGGGATATTAGCTATACTTAATAGGCATTATCAATGGAATAATGCAACCATTGCAATAACACAAAATGACAACGGATCCGCCACGGCTGCAGCAATTGCGGAAAAATACAAGGCTGCTACATTGCCGGAAAAGCCTATTATCGATGAATGACGGCCCAGGGTGGTGCATATACAGTCAACTATACGGTAAACAATAGTTTTCCGAAGAGTTGGAAACAATGACAAAATAGCAAAAACCGTTGGTATATAAGGGTTTGCTGCACTTCTGATTTTGCATTGATTTTGGCTATGCAATTATACATGTATAACGCCACAATTTCATGCAATATTTTGTATAAACATGCAAGACGTATTTTCGCCGGTTTTTGGGGGCCTGTTCGCCGGAAAAGTGGTATGCATTGCCCAGCTTGCCTCGATTAAAAAGCGATTGAAAACAGACTGAAAAATTTTACCGCTTTAATAGCATGCTATTATTTTCGCAAAAAATTATGTCAACTTGGCCGCTTGGACGTTCAACCGAAGATCGATACCCATACCCCCAGGGGTTTCGTCAGCACCGCATCCTGGCCATGAGGAGCCACTTGAGTAAATTAAAAATAAAAAAGGCTTATCCTAATTACAACCCTCTACTACTTTCTCTTAAACTATATATTTATATATTTATATATTAATAACCATTACTTTCTACTTCTTACTCTACATAATACTGTAGATAATATTTTTTAATTATAGCCATCTACTACTTTAATTACTGTAGTTAATAAGTAAGTTAGTAATCTAGTTATTGACGGAATTATATTATATATTACTGTTCTAATTCTGGACAGTACTATAATAATGGCAATTATACAATATATATAGTCCATAGAGAGGGTAGTACCCCAATATAGGGATATAAGCTATTAGCTTTTACGGATTCCGAAAAAATTTTAAAAACAAAAAAGCGATATTTACAATTCACGGATCTTGGCTTAAGGTATTGCAAGGCGAGTAGCCAAGCGGTAAGGCACAGGACTTTGACTCCTCGATTCGATGGTTCGATCCCATCCTCGTCTGTGGTAGTTCTTCTCGTCAATCTCCTCTGGTTAGCGGATTTTTGATGGTTTCATAAGAATTACTCCTTTCTAACCCCACTACGGCGAATGGCTGTGATTAAAGGAGTGTCAACTGCTCCGGTGGGGATCGGGGAAACCCGAATTGCAACTCTGGTCAACTCCGCAGACCCATTGTTGCCCCCTCGTCCAGGCTCACTACTTGTTCGGGGGATTTACCACAAGCGCAAAAATGTGTAAGACCAAATTTGAGCATGAGATCGATGCCGTCCGTGACCTTGGTTTTGGGTACGTGGTTCCTTTTTAGGATTGCGGAATTGTCTTGCAAGACGTAAAATCCCTATGGGCAGACGTTTGTCGGATTAGTCTGAGGAAAACAAACCGTCAGCGGTGTATGGTCCAGGTCGGTCAAGACGGATGGTAGGAGGCCATCAGACACAGGTTCAAACCCTGTTGCATCGCTTATGGTGACTAGGCCGTGGTGTTGTTGCTGTTTTCAGTCATTTTCAGCAAACAGTTGCCTCCGAAAAACAACTATCCACTCCCATGATTACCCTTTTCATATTGCTGCGGACCTAGTCACCGCCCCAACCCAAAGGAGTTTGAATGGATTCAACCGAAAAGAAAATTGTTGCGGACATAGTGGCGAAAGCCCCAGAGATAGCCAAGACCATCAAGAATGGCAAGGATGTTGAGATCCGCAAAACCCCAAGTGGGATAGCCATTCTGTCTATAGATAAGCGAAAACTGTAAAACCGATGGCCTATGCAAAGGGGCATGGGTAACGTGTAAGGAGACACATCTCAATTGAGAGAGGTGTCTTTTTTTATGCCAAAATCGCCCATCACATTTTATTACGGAGTCATGCACGATATCCTTGGCGGTGATATGCGTGATCAGGAGCGATTGCGAGATGCGGTCGAGATTCTCCGAGCATTTTCTGCTGACGGATATTTTGATTCTGACCGGAACTGGGCGATGAGCATGAGCCACTATGTCCGGCAGATGGCAGAGTACATGGCTGGGCAGACAGGTGATGAGGGCTTTGTCGATATCATCTGGGATACATACAAGGTAGAAGCACCACACAATTTCGAATCCTATCTCATCTACATGGAGAAGAACCGTGCTGATGAGAAGAAGTTTTACCTTCCCAGACGGAAGACCCTAAAAATCGTTGTCGATGAATTGCAGAATCTTGAGGATGGCAAATACAAGTTCCTTGGGATCTCGATGCCCCCTAGAACAGGAAAGTCCACTCTGTGCATCTTCTTCATAACATGGATCATGGGCAAACGTCCGAACAGCCACAATGCGATGTCTGGCCATTCGGGAATCCTGGCTGATGGTTTTTACGGAGAGGCATTAAACCTTATCGGCACTCCAGAATATACATTTGCGGAAATCTTCCCAGAGGCCACACTTCAGCGGAAATCCGCAGAGAAGAAGGAAATCAATCTTGACAGGCCGGACAGATTTGCCACATTGACCTGTCGAGGTATTGAAGGAACCTTTACTGGTGCTGTCGATGTTTCATCTGACGGATACCTGTATGTCGATGACCTTGTCCGTGACCGTGAAGAATCCCTGTCTCCAATCAGACTTGAGAACCGATATCAAGATTATTTGAACGTTCTGGTTGACCGTAAGAATGACGGATCTAGGGAATTGATGGTCGGCACAAGATGGAACGTGCTAGATCCACTTGGCAGAATCGAATCCACAAGAGGTGGCGATCCCGATTACAAGTTTCTACGGTTACCGGCACTGAATCGTGACGGAAAATCCAACTTCGACTACGAGTATGGCAGGGGTTTTAGTACGGAGTATTTCCGTGACATCAAGGCTAGGCTCGATGCCAATGAGTGGGAGGCCAAGTATCAGCAACAGCCGTTTGTCCGTGAAGGTCTGTTGTTTCCGGTCGATGAGTTGCGTTTTTATAACGGAGTTTTGCCAGAGGGCGATTCAAGAGTGGTTTCTGCTTGTGACGTAGCTTGGGGCGGTGGAGATAGCCTGTCAATGCCGATAGGCCGTGAATTTGAGAACGGAGATGTCTATATCTTCGACTGGGTGTTCAATCGGGGACCGAAAGAAACCACAATTCCGATTGTTGCCGGAAAGATTATCGGTAACGAGATCCGTCAAATCAATTTTGAGGCGAATAACGGTGGCGAACTTTACTGCAAATATGTCGATGACAAACTGCAAGAGCAAAACTACAAGTGTAGCTGCACTCATAGTAAGGCCCCGAACACAATGGACAAGATGTCCAAAATCATTGCTTATAGCGGAGACATAAAGCGAAAGTTTATCTTCCTTGACGAATCACATCGGAGCGATGAATACCAAGCTGCCATGGATGAACTCTTAATGTTTGTGCAGATAGGTAAGAACAAAAGTGATGACAGCCCCGATTCACTGACACAGCTTGAGATGTTCATTGAGGGGAAATGGCAACGCCGAGCAACGAGAATTATAAGGAGTCCGATTTGAGGGCAAAAGATTATCTTCGGAATCTGCAATTGATCCGGCGAAAAAAGGAACAGAGCAAAGGACAGCTTGAACGGCTGATAGAATCGATGTCTCTGCTTGAGGGCATCCGATATGACAGGGACAAGGTTCAGACTTCCGCAAGCAACAATCAGATGGATGGCATCATAAAACTTGTTGATGCGGAGCGAGAGTATGAGCATGACTTATTGCTTTATACGGAAACCGAGAAGAAAATCGTTGCTGAAATCAACAGCCTGGAAAATGCTGATTATATAGATGTGCTTTATGGCAGATATGTTGACGGAAAGTCCTTTGAGGAGATTTCTTGCGACATCTACAGAAGTTACTACAGGACATGTCACATCCACGGAGAAGCCCTCATGGAATTTGAAAAAAAGGTGCTTGCGACAAAAAATAGCAAATAGTAGCAAGACTTTTTGACATCTGAGGATTTATACTATAGGCTGTCCAAGGTAGCGAAAGCAACCTAGTACAATGTGTGCTTCAGTTTTCTCACTTTCATTTTTCATACTTATTCCTTCCTGAAGGGGAGCGACATCCAAGTGGTGTTGCTCCTTTTTCATTTGGTGACGATATGACAGAGCAAGATTTTTTATACAACAACACAGGTCGAAGAGAAATCTTCACATCTGCTGTCCGTGTTGACGAAACAAATATCATAGGGATTCTCCAGGATGCCGTAGCGAAATTTGGTGTCAATGCGGAGAAGTGTGACTATCTGCTCAACTATGATGCCGGTATTCAGCCCCTTCAGCGGAAGAAACCCAAGGCCGTTAGGCCGGACATTGACTTTACCTGTATTGAC